GGTTCCGACCGCCGTCATTTTGTGCGAGTTGACTTCAAAATGTTGAGGTCAACAAACTTATGAAAAGTCAAGAAAGAAAAAACAAATGAACGAAAAATATCCTCGCCTCATCACCAAGAAAATCAGCGAGCTTTCGCCAGCCAAATATAACCCAAGGAAAATTTCTTCCGATGCGTTGGGAAGGCTCACGAAAAGTTTAAGCGAGCTTGGAAATTTGCAACCGATCACTTGGAACGCCAAGACCGGGAACATTGTTGGAGGCCATCAGCGGTTGAAGTGCTACCAAGCCCTTCAAAAAGAGGAGGTCGAGGTCTGGGCGGTTTGGCTGGATGAGGCGCAGGAAAAGGCGGCCAACATTGCGCTCAACAAATTGAGTGGCGAGTTCGACCTACCAGCATTGAAAGATTTGATTGAGGAACTAGACACAGGCGAAATGGATTTAGACATTATCGGTTTTGGAGCCGATGAGATTGCTGTAATGATGGAACAAGTCGGCGATCCAAACTTTGCCCCCGGTAGCGAGGCCGACCAAGGCAAACTAGACGAAAAAACTCCGATTACTTGCCCTAGTTGCGGACATGAATTCATCAAATAAACCAACGCTCAAGATTGATTGGGCAACACATGATGCCGCAAGATATGCTTGTGAGAATTGGCATTATTCGAAAACAATCCCAAGCGGAAAAATGAATAGATTTGGAGTATGGGAGGACGGAAACTTCATAGGAGTTGTTTTATATGGGCGACCCGCCTTTCCTTCTATTGGCAAACCCTTTGGACTAGATCAGACGAAGATTGTTGAACTGGTAAGAGTTGCCCTAAAAATGCACCAAAACAAAGTTTCAAAAATAATCGCCATTACATTAAGACTACTTAAAAAGCACAATCCAAACCTAAAAATGGTTGTTTCATTTGCAGACAAAGGACAAGGGCATCATGGCGGAATATATCAAGCGACAAACTGGATTTATGTGGGGGAGGGGGGGGCACAAGTGCAATATAAATTGGATGGACAGATAATTCATCAACGAACATTAGTTCATAGATTTGGGGTAAAATTTTCAAAAAACCCAAGAATTAAAAAATATATCCCAGAAAAAAAACACAAATATCTAATGCCTCTTGACGATGATATGAAGAACAAACTAAAACCACTTCATAAACCATACCCCAAATGCGTATCAAGTGCTGACAGCGGCACGCTTGGCTCCCAGCCAAGAAGGGGCGGTGCAATTCCGACCGATACGCTCCAACTTCAAAATGCGGAATGATTCAACAAAAGGAGCTTTGCGAGAAATGGGGGATGGATCGAGGCCAGCTTTCCAGAATGGTAAAGCGGGGAATGCCCCTCACTTCCGAGGCCGATGCCTTGCGCTGGAGGATGGAAAACCAGAAAGCAAGTCCACGCTCCGCACCGCCCCTAAAAAAAGACGACTCCGAATCTCAAGATTTATCTGATGATGACTACAAAGCCATCACGACCCTGGGTAGGCTCCTTCGGGCGCAAAGGATGGAGATTGTCGCCTTCAACCAAATGGTCAAAGCCGGAAGGCAAGAAAACCCTATCCAGACCAGAGCCGCCATCCATGCGTATGAGCGAGCGCAAAAAGCAGTCAGACAAGCGGAGCTAGACCACCATGCGGAACAGGCTCACCTTCGACAAACACTTTCGATTAACGAAGTTCAAGAAACTTACACGAAATACCTTGGGGGCATTCGTGCATTACTGGATGCAATGCCATCATCAATCTGTTCGAGGGCAAACCCCAGCGACCCGGAGTGCGCCAAACAAGCAATCGAGGATGGAGTGAATCAAATCTTCATCGCCATTCAAAAGGCAGAAGGGGCTTTCAAATGACCGACCCCCTTGTGATTTTCCTTGGCTTCTTTGCGTTGTGCTGTGTGATTCTTTCAATGACAGAATGAAAATTATACATTCAGATTGCCTTATTGCCCTAAAGGAAATGGATGAAAACTCTATTGATTCAATCATTACAGACCCTCCTTATGGCCTTTCTTTTATGGGTAAAAAATGGGATTACGATGTTCCCAGTAAGGAAATATGGGAGGCTTGTTTTAAGGCACTAAAACCTGGCGGCTACCTACTTTCTTTTGCTGGAACCAGGACTCAACACAGAATGGCAGTCAATATTGAGGAGGCTGGGTTTGAAATAAGAGACATGATTGCGTGGGTCTATGGGTCGGGTTTCCCCAAGTCGCTTGATGTGAGCAAGGCGATTGATAAGGCGGCGGGGGCAGAGCGCACAGAAGTTATCGGGACGCGGCATCGCAACGTGAAGCCGTTTGACGATGGCAACGGATGGAATGCCAACAGCACCACGGGCGTGCACAATTACACGGCACCAGCAACGCCCGAGGCCCGCCAATGGCAAGGCTGGGGCACCGCCCTCAAGCCCGCAATGGAGCCAATCACGGTTGCTCGTAAGCCGCTAGAGGGAACGGTGGCGGAGAATGTGGTGAAGCATGGAACGGGGGCGATAAATGTAGATGGATGCAGGGTGGGATTTCAATCTGAGGATGACAAAGCGGGCCGTTGGCCCGCTAATTTAATTCACGATGGGAGCGAGGAGGTGGTGGGGCTGTTTCCAGAGTCACGCGCAGGGGCCGAGACGCAGCCGCGAGGCAAGGGTGGTATCTGGTCGCCCAGCAGCGGAACGCCCGCTGGCCCGCAGTACGGCGACAGCGGCTCCGCCGCCCGCTTCTTCTACTGCGCCAAGGCGAGCAAGGCGGATCGGGATGAGGGGTGTGAGGAGATGGAAGAACGCAAGGCAGGCATGAGCAACGGAGCGCAGTTGCACGGAGAGGGATACGATAAGGGGCAAGATATTGGATTGAACCGAGTTATATCTCGCCGCAACCACCATCCCACCGTCAAGCCAACCGACCTCATGCGCTATCTCTGCCGCCTTGTCACGCCAACCAGCGGCACGGTGCTTGACCCATTCATGGGAAGCGGAAGCACGGGCAAGGCGGCGGTAATGGAAGGCTTTAATTTTATAGGGATTGAGAGTGAGGCCGAATATATAAAAATTGCAGAGGCAAGAATAGGCCATGCAGAAAAACAAAAGGCCGAGACTCTTTTATGAAACGCTCCCCCCTTAAACGCAAAACCCCGCTCAAAAGAACTGGTCGAAAATTGCGGCCAGTTTCAAAGAAGCGAGCCAAGCAAAACAAAATCTATTCAGAGCTAAGGAAAGTCTATCTTGAGGAGAACCCAGCGTGCGAGGTGTGCGGAAAGGGGGCAACCCAGATTCACCATAAAAGGGGAAGAATCCATGACCGCCTAAACGACACGGCTTTTTTCATGGCGGTATGCTTTGAGTGCCATTATTGGATTCATCACAATCCCAAGATTGCCTATGCAAAAGATTATCTTGTGAAACAATGAATGAAAACAGAAGCCCTTATTCAAGAGCTATTCCTTCCAAGGAAAAAACTCTCCATTCCCGAATGGTGTGAGGAAAACCTAACCCTTTCGGCTAGGGTTACAAACATACCCGGCCCATATTCAACTGCGCTCACGCCCTATGTTCGGGAACCGCTGGAAGCTTTTGGGAATGACTCGATCCGCAGGGTGACGCTGGTTTGGGGAGCGCAGACCTCCAAGACAACCACGATTCTTGCGGGGCTGGCCTATAAAATAGCTGAAGCACCTTGCCCCGCTCTGTGGGTTATGCCTAGCGAAATGTTGGCGAGGTCTTTTTCGGAAACACGCTGGCTTCCCCTAGTTGATGACTGCCCCGCCCTAGCAAAAGAAAAGCCAGTTGATACGGATAAAATTAAGATTTTGGAACAGCATTTCCGCCGATCTTCTTTGTGGTTCACCGGGTCGAACTCACCCAGCAGTCTTGCATCTCGTAGCATTTCACTTCTCTGCTTGGACGAAGTTGATAAATTTTCCGATGGCTCCTCATCGAAGGAAGCTGGAGCCTTGCAATTAGCTGAAGCTAGAGTTGCGACCTACCCGAATCATTTGATAATATCAACCTCCACCCCGACCACGGCAGATTCAATTATCTGGGCGGAATGGCTCAAGGGGGATATGAGGTTTTATTTCGTTCCTTGTCCCCATTGTGGGCATAAGCAAAAGCTGATTTGGGAACAGGTAAAATGGGACAAGGCCGCAAAGGTAAGCGATACGGAATATGATTTTGGGCTGGTAAAATCCTCGGCTTACTACGAATGCCCAGAATGCAAGGGACAGATTCGGGACGGCCAGAAAACAAAGATGCTTCGGGATGGGGAATGGATAGTAACAAATCCAAAAGGAGAACCGAATCGAAGAAGCTATCACCTTAACGGCCTGTATGCTCCGTGGGTTACTTTCGGAAGCCTTGCGGTGAAATGGTTGCAGGATAAAAATGGAATCTTGGGCTTACAGGACTTCGTGAATCGAATCTTGGCAGAGCCTTGGTTGGAACACGAAACCGAGCGTATAGATATTAAGCCAGGAGCCTACAAAATGGGCGAGGTTTCAATGGGAGAGTTCCCTGTTATGTCTTGCGATATTCAAGAAGCAGGGGGCTTTCACGCTTGGGCAATCGTTAGAGCGTGGAACACCGAAGGAAAATCTAGGCTGGTATGGGCGGGGAGGCTTGAAACTTGGGGCGATATCCAAGCCAAGGCCGAGGAGTTTGGGGTGAAACCAGCCGCAGTATTTTGCGATTCGGGCGACCAGACAAGGGATGTTTATTTGCAATGTTGTAAGAACGGATGGATTGCCCTTGTCGGTTCCGACAAATCGAGCTTCTCCGAAATCGTGGGGAACGCCAAGGTTCAAAGACCATACGCCAGAATTGCCAATGGCGACCCCTTCAGCGGGAAGCAAACGATGAGCAAGGATGGTTGGAAATGGAAACTTTGCCCTGTTTGGCGATGGTCGAACCCCGCCATCAAAGACATCTTGGCAAACTTCCTTAAAACCGAAGGCTGGGTGGCCGAGGATACGCCGCTTGTGTATTTTGACCATATAAATAGTGAGGCAAAAGTCCGGGTCAAGAACCCCCTTACAGGCCGGGAGCGAATGGTTTGGAAGCAAGTGGGCAAAAACAATCACTTAATGGACGCAGAATGTATGAACATTGTTGGGGCGGCTCTCCATGGAAAATTAAAGGTCACGGCGGCAGATTTAGAGCAAGAGGAAATCGCAGAGTAATTTTGACACAACAGTTGCTTTTATGGCTAGAGGCTCGTTTGTTGGTTTGCCTGTAGCTACCCTAACTTCGATTCGCACGAAATATCTTGAGTGCCTTGAGGCCATAGCGGTAGCCGGAGCATCCTATTCGATAGGGGGTCGTTCCTTCAGCCGAGCCAACCTTGGGGAAGTTCGGGATACGATTGAGGAATTGACCTACGCAATCAAGCTGGCAGATGGTTCTAGAGTGCTTACAACTTACGCCAAGTTCGGGCCGTGAAGAAAAAAGCCGAGTTGAATCTGATTGATAAGGCAATCGCCTTCTTCAATCCCCAGGGTGGAGTCAGTCGCCTTGTCGCAAGGCAAAAGCTGAAGAACTTCGAGTATGACGCTGTAAAATATTCAAGGGAACGCAAAGGGCCGAGTTCGCTTTCGGGGGCGGAAGATTACCGCTCAAATTATGACCGGGTAGAGTTGATGAAAAGGGCGAGGGACTTGGCTGAAAATGTCGGCCTAGTTCGCTCGCTCCTACTCAAGTTTGCAGGCCATGTTGCTGGAACCATCAGCTACCAAGCAAGAACACAAAATCCCCAAGTCAATACCGAGGTCGAAGCCTATTGGAACGAATGGTGGGACAAGTGCGATATTTCAACAAGGCACACAGGCTCAACCCTTATGCAAGTGGCGGTTATGTCCATGTTGCGGGATGGCGACTTCCTTTTCGTTTTGGTTCGTGATTCCAACGGCGACCTAAAGATTCAAGGCATCGAAGCGGATAGGTTGGGCGACCCCTACAAAGTTTATACAAGCTTGGAGCTTATCGGCGGAATCCATATTGATAGAAACTCTGGTGCGCCAACGGCGTATGATATTTACAATCGAAGCATCGGGGATTTTTACACCTATCAGCTAACGATACCCGCAAGCCAAGCCTTCCACCTTTTCGACCCGCTTCGGATCGACCAATATCGAGGCATCTCTGCCTTCCATACCGCAATCAACGATGCCCAAGACGCTTACGATATTACCAACTATGAAAAGATGGCCGCTAGGGTTGCGAGCGCACAAAGCGGAATTGTAAAACGAAACAACAACAACGCCGCCGACCTATCCACTCTGTCCACCGATGAGGATGTAAGCGGAAACCAAATCAAACTTGAAACCATCGAATCGGGCAAAATCTCTTACTTGGAACCGGGCGAGGATATTATTTTCCCCAATGGCCCAAGCCGACCCAGCGGGGCGTTTATCGAGTTTCACAAAGTTTTAATGCGGAATATCTGCCTTGGGTTAGGCATTCCTTATAGCTTCGCCGTTGATCCTTCCGCCATGTCCGGCCCGACCGCACGGCTGGAAATGCAACAAGCGGGGCGCACCTTCAAACGCTACCAGAATCTTTTGAATGACAAGGTTCTGCGACCCGTTAAAAACATCGTCATCGCTGATGCAGTAGCAAGGGGAATGATTGATGGGAACGAAGGCGGCAAAACCACTAGGGGCATCTTTAATTTCGGGGCGAATGTTTCCATAGATTTAGGGCGGGAATCGGCAAGTGCTATCGCAGAGTTTAAGAGCGGCCTTCGCACAGGCTCCGACATCTACGCAGAGCGTGGGGCGGACTGGGAGTCTTCGATGCGTCAGAGGGCAATCGAGGCAAAGGCCATTCAAGACTTGGCAAAAGAATACGGAGTTCCCGCCGAGACAATTTCTGATGTGGTTCCTCCCGCCAAACCAGAACCGATGTTGCCCTCACCCGCTCCGCAGATTGAGCCTCCAGAAGGCGATGAGGGCGAAGAACCAGAAAGCGAAGACGAACCCGAACCAGTTGAGCCTATCGAGCCTTCTTCAGAAAACCCAGAAAATAAAAAAAAAGACGCTCTTAAATCTCTCAATCCCAACGAAATCAAAATGCTCATTGCTGGAATGATGGGCGGGATTGAGTTGGGCAAATATGATGGAATAGACTTTACGCCCCCGCAAGGAGCTAAGGATGCGGCTAAAAGAGCCCTGGATGTAAGGGAAGGCAAACCAGCAAGCCAAAGGGGAATGACCCCTGTGGGCATCGCTAGAGCAAGGGATTTGATGAATGGCGTAAAACTCTCGCCCGATACGGTTAGGCGAATGAAAGCCTTCTTTGATAGGCACGAAGTGGACAAAAAGGGAGCGACCTTCGGGGAGCAAGGAAAGGGCTGGCAAGCGTGGAACGGATGGGGTGGGGATGCTGGCTATGCGTGGGCGAGAAAGGTTGTGAGGCAGATGGATTCAAGGGACAAGGAGCTTTCCCAACTAGCTCGCCCCGGCCCCAAGTCAGCGGCACAAACTCCCGCCCCGCCCAAGGAACGAATCAAAGGCTCAAAGGAGAACCCCGAAGGCACAGCGGCCACAAGGTCAAAGGCAGGGGATATTGAAATTTCAGAAGCCAACGAACAGGCATTGAAAGATAAGATTGCCGAGTTTAAGAAAAGCCATCCCAAGAAAAACGCTCCTAGCCTTGGGACGCTCAAAAAAGTATTTAGAAGGGGAGCAGGAGCATTCTCAACCAGCTTCCGCCCCACTATCAGCGGAGGGCAACCCAACTCCCGCAACGCTTGGGCAATGGCTAGGGTGAACAAGTTTCTCAAGATGGCTGGCGGCGGAGAGGTCAAGGAATCCTACCGCAAGGCAGACGGCGACCTTCTTTGACATAAAAAAGGATTCTATGCCCCTACCCACCCCCAGAGGAGATGAATCGGAACAAGACTTTGTTTCCCGCTTTATGGGAAATGACCAAGCGATTGCCGATTTTCCCGATGAAACACAGAGGGCGGCGGTTGCCTATCGCACCTACCGAGATGAGGATTTGGAAGTGGATGAGTTGGAGCTAGGGGGAGT